TATTAATGTTTTTTTCATTTCATCCGATTTCTTTTCCAACCAACTCACCCTCTTCGGATGATAAATGGCGCAGTAAGGAATTGAAGCCATATAAGCCAAGAGGACATGATGTGTTGAAGGAAGCCCCGGCTCTTGCGTGGTGTCAGCAGCCGTGAATAAATCCGCCGTCCGCTTGAAAGAAACCCTAATCCCGTTAGCCAGAGTAACATAAGTCGCGGTTGGCGCCGGATATAATCTGATTGAATCGCCTTTTATGTCGTACGCTTCCGGGAATCCCGTATTCGGATTGCCACTGGAATCCACACCCCAATATTCATCGGGAGAAACACCTCCAAGTTCTCGCGGGTCAACCGGATTTATTCTTCTGTAAAGAGAATTGGTATCCAAGATGTCTATGGCTTCTATTTGCAGATATTCGCCGGCGAAAGTGTAATATTCCCGCCCCTCTACCAGAGTTCCTTTGCCTCTGGGCGCGTCCGTGTGGTTGGTGTCGTCAAATTGCCAAGTGCCATCGGCATTGATGATTATGCCGATTAGTTCCTCTAAGGCGGCGTTGACGCGCCTTGTCTTATCAACTGTCGGAAAACTCGTTGTAGTAGAATCGCAAAGAAAATCTATTTCGTTGCATATTCCTTGTGAACCTGTTGCCGGATTATACTGCACAATTATTTTTTCTTATTATTAATACACGCGTTCCCCAATATGTCCGACCTTTATCTTTGGGTCTGTCCATGTTTTAATCCCGTATTTTTTGGCTTTTTCGCAAAAAAACCAGTCTTCCCCTTTTTTACAACAGCCATTATCATGATATTCAAACATAAACCATGGCTGGGAGATTTTCAAAAAAACATCGCATTTTATTAAAATTATTCCCGTTCCGGTGGCGTGGCATTCAAAAGTGTCTTTGTATTTCGGGTCTTCACTGTTTTCTATCGCTACGGCGTGAACCTCGTCTAAATACTTTATAATCTGGCCTGTTTCACTCCGGGGATGGTAAGCCACTCCGCAGATTTCTTTTTGGTTTTCAATTAGTCTATCAAGCGTGTCGGGCGGAAAAGTCATATCGGCGTCTGTCATCAAAAGATAATCCGACTTGTTATTCACCGCTTGAACCGCTATGTAGTTTCTGTTTTCGGCGATAGTGTAACCGTCTTCGGCCATAACAATATGAAAGTCATATCCGCCGCGCGCCAACAGTTCCAGCAAGCATTGAAAAGTTTGGGGCTGCAATCCGCCATAAACAGGCATTCCGATTGTTATTTTTAATACTTCCATAATCCTATGTGGTGAACTGATAATGCAGGGTCAGCCCAAATCTTATATCCGTGTTCTCTCGCCTTGCGGCAAAAATACCAATCGTGGCTCATCTTTACGCTGCCGTTGTCATTCCAGATGTAATTAAACCATATTTGCGGGACTTTTCTAAAAACATCGGTCTTAATGAGCAGACAGCCCGTTCCTATCGCCCCGCATTCAAAGAGTTCTGCCGGGCGTTTGTCATCAAGATATTCCACTACCGGCGACTGGACTTCGTATTTGGTCATATACACTCCGCCCACTATATCCTTGTTGTGAGCCAGTAATCTATCCAAAGTGTCAGGCGGAAAAATCATGTCGTCATCTACGAAAAACAAGTAATCGCAGTTTATCGCCTGAGCCGCTATCCAATTACGGTTTTCGCTGGTGTTGTAACCCCTGGTGCTGACTATAAAACGGTAATCATGTTTTGAATGTGCAACTAACTCCAAAAGGGATTGCGCCATCTTGGGCTTTATCAGCCGGTTGGTGGGAATACCACAGCAAATTTTTATATTTTCATCCATAATTTCCCCAATCTCGCGCCCTATCACAAGTAAGGCGCAAGGAGGAGAGACTAAGCCACATTCAAATCAATGAACGCATCCGCCAACTGAGCCGGATGGTTGAATCCGTAGTCAACTCTGGAAACAATACCCAAGCCGGAAGCCGGCGCGGCGGTAGAAACTGAAACTGGAGGGTCTTCATTGAACTTGACTTTTCCGAAAGTGCCGCGAAGAATGCCGAGTTCGGCGGTTTTCTTGATACCGCAGAAGACGTGTCCGGCAGTATGCTGTGTTGACAGGTAGTGGTAGCAGCCCAGGTAGTAAAACGCTTTCTCAACCGGAATGCCGTTCTTCAAAGCGAGGTCTGCTTCCTGGAATCCATTGGCCTGGACAAATCCTTCCAAAAATTCAAAGTCTTCCGGCCGCCAGACGAAGAAAACTCCATTCTTGACGGACAAGTCAACTAAGTGATGAACTCGCAGTTTTCTTTTGACCGCGCGGAGAATGTCATCAATGTTGGCTGCCGAAACGGTAATCGCCGAGCTGTCATCCTGCGCGGTGTTGGCAAGGTCGGTCAGACCAAAATCTTTCCAACTGCCGTAATTCGCCAGCATTAAAGATTCCAGTTTTTCAGAAATCTTGTCGCCCTGGAACGCGGCAATGGACATCTGGTCAACATAAGACTGTTGATGCCTGTCCGCCTCGTCAATGAACATCGGGATATTCTTATACTGGTTAATGGTCAGCGTGTCGGCGGTCAGAACGAAACTCTGGTAGTTATAAGCGGTTCCTCTTGTTCCGCCAACCACCGAAGGTTCGGTGGACATATAACTGCCGGTAATCGCTCGCGCGTTGCTGTATTTGACCAGCAAAATATCCTGCCAACAGGTCGGCTTGCTGATTCTTTCTCGGACTTTTACCTGGTAGTCGTATTTATTGTAGACGATGGTGTTAGCCATTTTGTTTTTTTAAATTATCCTAAACCAAATGACCGACATGCCTGATTATTCTAAGGGGTCAAACATTCTTTTAGTATCATCTTTCTGCATTTTGGCATTGACCACTTTTGCGGCCAGTTCCTGGTCTTTGGGCAATTCGCCCTTTTGAATCCAGTAATCAACATCTTTCTGGCCAGTTCCGCCTCCCGCTTTTCCTCTTCCGGCAGGAGTTCCGGATTCCGCTTCTCTCTGTTCCTTGCTTGTCTGAAGCTTTGCCTTTATGTATTCCAGACCGAGAATATCGGTCAATGGAAGTTTAAGGCGGACAGCTTCGTCTATCACAAGTTTTTGGTCGTCCGGATGTGATACCTGCCTTCCTTCCAGAAAGGCGAGTTTGGAATAATCAGGTTCATTTGATTGCGAATTTTCAAGTTCTTTGTCCGGTTCCTTTGCCTTTAATTGCTCTCGCAATTTTTTGGCTTCGGATTCGGCTTTTTTAGTCCTTTCAAAAAGCTGCTTGTTTTTCTCGCTTAATTCCGTTTTTTCTTTTTGAAGGACATCCAAAGATTGCTCTTCGGTTTCGCCATTTTCAGAGTCGGCGTTCTCTTCTTCCTCATTTGTAGAGTCGAGGTTCTCGTCTTTATCTTCCATAATTTTTAAGAGCTTGTTTGCTCAATTTAATGACCCATTAAGAGCGGGCCTCTCTGCTAATCTTAATTTTCAATAAAAATCGCCTTGCAACTTCCGACAAAAACATTAGTCGTTCCGGTTTCCGCTACGCCATACTTGAATACCAGCCAAGTATTCGGAGCAAAAACATTTGCTGAGTCAGTCGCGCTAACACCCCCAAGGGCTTCAGGAGTTGTTGATGCCAACAAAGTTAACTGAGTTATTGCGCCTGCCACAGTCTTTCCCAACGAGGTAGTCGTCGCGTCATAAGCCACAGTATTACTCTTGCCGATTTCAATGACACCGGAAGTTGTTGTTCCTGTGGTTATTTTAATTGAGGCAAAATCAAGCGTGCTGGTGGCAGTTGGCGACTTAAACGAGCAAAGAGTAGTGGAAGCCTTATTCAGCCCGGCAGTGTAGTAAAAAGTCTCCACTCCGTTGACAGTCCAGGAAGGAAAATCAACCGATGGCCCCGAAACCGCGCCGAAAATAGTCGCGTCCGGCATTGAATCCACCCTATCGGAAAGCCTGTTGCCGAGAATCTGTCCGGCTACCTGGGCAATCCTGTCCCAAATGGACAATTCCGCGCTGGCAGGAGTAGCGAACATTCCCACTGCCATAAACAGCAAAGCCGCTATGGTTACTCCGATACCAATTTTCATTCTATTGTCTGGTTTTTTTGTTTTTTTCATTTTTTCTTTTTGGTTAATCTTTTACCGACCTTTGCCGCCCCTTTGGGCTTTTCCGCCTTTTCAGGTGGCGAGACCTCTTCTCCCTCAATCTTGTCTTTCAGGGAGGACATCTTGTATTTGCTAAGCATTTTTTTTAATTGTTAATGTTAATAACCTTTGCTAAATGATTTTGTAATTGCTTCAACGAAAAACACCGTTGATGTTCCATTGACTTCAAAAGCCAGACAATCGGCGTTTAGGTTAGTTAAAGTGATTGTTCTGTTTTGGTCACTTTTGGTTGGCAGCCATTCAAAAGTTGTCGTGGCGGCCGGAATGGTAACCGTGGAAGCATAGTTGGCCGCAAGCAATCCCACATCAAACCAGTCAATCTCTTCCACGGTTGGCAAGTTCTCGGTGGTTGAAGTTGTCGCCGTCTGGCACATCGGGTCATTGGAAGCCAACAATGAAAAGTAGACACTGGCAGTTGTGGAAGCGTCAGTTGTTTTCAAATAAAAAGTAACCGAATCAGAAGAATTGCCGATACGGAACGGATAAGTCGTGGTTCCATTGGTTGTATAGGTATAAAAACCAACCCCTGTTGTAGTTGTGCCGTATCCACTTGAACGGCTGCCCACAACACTTATTCTTTGCCCGGTAGTGGTAGCCACTTTGCCTCCCGGAACATCGCCCAAAACCTGTTCGGGCGGAGATTCATGGCAGAAGTAAAAAACTCCCGCTAGAATAATCGCAACTGCTCCGAAGGATATAAATAATTTTTTCATAATGTTTGTTTAAATTTACCGACCTATAAATAAAATAAACCGCTTGTAATGGCGGCTTCCAATTCCTCGGTGATGGTGTGGGGAAGCCGCTAAACTTTTCCACACCATTACCGAGAAATAAAAGTTGTTTTGTTTGTATTATATCATAATTATTGCGACTTATCAAAAGACGGCTGGTCTTTTTTGTTAATCATATAAGACATCAAATTATTAAATCCTCCGTTGACCAGTTCCTGCGCCATCATATAAGCCCTGTATTTCTGCCCCACAACATTATCGTCGTTCATATCCCCGATTTTGGGTTTGCTTTTTTGGATTGTCTCGTCAAAAACCTGTTTCACCGCGTTAAAAAGCACTTCATTAGTCAGAATTATCTGCAATACTTCTTTTTGGGATTGGTTAATCATATTGGTTTAGCGGCTTCCACAGTTGCCTTGCCTAACGCCTTTAATGGCTCGGTCCCGCCTCCTGTTGCCGGCTGCTCCATTCTTGGTATGCCGCCGAACATAATCGGGGACATTCCGCTCGATTCGAGAATAGTATTTAGAAGTTTTACCATTTCCGGGTCTTGGCGTATTTCGGGAGTGGAAATGAACTGCCGCAGGATATTCACTAACTTATCCGTTATCAAGGCAAGGTTTTTCTGTTTGCCCGCTATGTTGGTTGAAATTCCGAGTTTCTCGCCCTTAAACTCGTCTTTTAGAATATCAATAAACCATCTGTTGCCTTTTTTGAGCAGTTTCTGGCGGATAGGTTCTTTAAGCGTTTCGGGATCGGAGGGCAATTCACCATTAAGCGCCTGTTCCTTTCTCTGCTTGGCCACTTGGTTGTCCACTATTTTATCAACCACTTCCATCACTTCATCGGCTGAAAGTTCAGCCAAAAACTTTTGTTCATCGGCAATTTCTTCTGCCAGCCGCGGCAATATCCAGTCCCTATAAATCTCATCCATAAAGACCGCCATCTTGCCCTGTCTGTAACGGTGCATTCCACGCGCTTCAATATTCTGGGCTTCGTAAAGTTTGAAAGGCGTGCCGGACGAAGGCGATTCGCCCAAAAGCCCCTCGCTGGCCGCTCCTATCTGCTGGGCATGCTGTTCCCATCTGCTGATGGCATCGTTGAATACGGCAAGGTTTCTGGGATAAGTGTCCAGTTGGGTTATGTCCCGGCCTTCCTGCAAAAGCAGAACTTCGTTGTTCTCCACATTGACGAGATTGTTTCTGGTCTTAAATGCCGGGTCGGTAGTCTTGAAAAGCGTCTTGGAGGCTGATTCCAGCATTTCGGTTGTTTTTATTTCGGAATCGTTTGTCCATCTCTGCGGTTCAAACAGTTCTTCAACTCCGCCCCAGCCCAAAGCCCTGTTGTAGATTTTATCTCTGGACAGAAACTTGAAAGGCAGTTTCGGCTCTTTGGATTTGAATAGAGTAATGCCAATATCGTTTTTGTTCTGGTCTTTGTAGAAAGAAACCACCTGAATTTGCTGAACCTCGCCTTCTTCTCCGTCCAGCCAAAGTGCGGGCAGAACGCCATGAAGTTCATAAACATCTATGGTGTCTTTTTCTTCGCTTTGAGCGAGAGTAATCAAAGTTTCCACATCCATTGTCCCTTTGCCCTTTCCCCATTCTTCCATTTCCCGCAGTTCGGCGGCGGACATTTCGTGTTTAATGGCAAAAGGATAGGCCAGAATATCGTTTTGGCTGCAAAAAGCCAGGCTTCGCAAGTCAACCACTATGGGACGGGCTTCCCGCCCTTTTTTAGCCAGCCAGCCGCCATAATCGGCGTAACTTTCAACGCCTTCGTCTATGAAAGTGTCTATGGAGTTATCCACCGCCCACTTGTTGTGGAACTTTCTGGCGAGAAAAGATTTGTAATAAGTATCGGGATTATCCACATAGAGTTCTATGTCTTTGACGTCAAAACCTTCCGTGCGGTATTGGATGTTGAGAATAGCCCGTATTATATTTTTGAAAGGCCTGGATTTCCTGTTCTCGTTGTTGTCCGTAAATTGCGAGTGTTTGTATAAAAAAGAACGGCGCAGGTGTTCTTTCATTAGCCACCACCAGCCGTCCTCTAATTGAATCGGTTTTTGATACTCCGATTCCTTTTTCTTTATGAAATCATAAATGTCCTGGTATTTGTTCACTTCTCATTGTGAGCGGCTTCCATTAACAAATAATCAAGGTTTTTAGCCCAAGCGTGGCGTCTCAACTTGTTAGCAAAAATCATTCTCAGCAATCGCAGGACAAATAACTTTTCGGCGGTTTTGATTTTCTTGCCTTCCTTTTTGATAACTTTAATAACGCCCTTGTTTTTTATTTCCAAGTAAGTTAACGGAATGTTTGAAAGCGCGTCAAAAAGAGTATCGCCTTTGCCTTCGTAATCTTTTCCGTTCATTGTCAGAATAGTTTTGTAAATCATAAATCCATTATAGCATAATTTTAATTGTAATACAAACTATTTACTAAAATAAAATTTGTCATCTTCCATTTCATACGGATAGTCTCCTCCCTTTTTCCCTCCCGACAAATAAATGAACGAACAATTCGTAATTTTTTTGACCTCATTCCGCAATTTCTTATAGGGGCATATCAGAGACACAATCACGCCAAACCCTTGTGATTCTAAAAGTTTCGCCAATCTGGCCGTCCGCAGGTTATGCTCCCACCGGCCACCGAAACTTAAATCTTTGTTCTGAAAAACCTCCCGTATCTCATCTCCGTCAAGAATTATTGTCCTGTCGGTTTTCATCTGGCGGGCAAGCGTTGTCTTGCCCGACCCGCTATTTCCCGTTATCCAAATTATCATTTAATATCCTCCTTGCCGTTTCTTTTAATTCTTTTTCGGAGTCTATTATTTCTCCTATCTTTCCTTCTTTGGCCAGCCGGTAAAAGTTCTCCATTATTTCCAGCGGCTTGTAGTTATCCATAATCTTTTTGCTGCGGTTTAATTTTTGTTTAACCGTTTTGGCGGCTTTTTTGTAATCTCCCTGCCCCAGAAACTCGCAGACCGCTTTCATTTCTTCTTCGGGATTTTTCAGGATGTCCTCGTAAAAAACAAGACGGAATTCTTTTTTGTAAAGCGCCAGAAATCCCAAGGTATCAATTATGTCAAATAGCAGGTTAAAAATAAACGCCTCCATCTGATGTTTAAGTATCGGCCGGTTGTATTTCAAAATGGAACTCAAAACGCTCCTCGGCTCTCTGAATATCAGAATGGTTTTGCCAATCAGATTCGGGTCTGAATTTGAAAAAACCTCAAACATTATCTTTAACGTTTCCCCACCCTTACCGACATTCCCGCATTTGGCAGTCAATCCTTCCTCAAAGGTTACTTTATCAAGTTCCCAGTAACCGTTGGGGTTTCCCGCCTTGGATAGTTTCTGCCATTTAGGGTCTTTCTTTTCGGTGAACTTGTAACCCAATATCGGAACACCAGCCTTCTTCAGGGCATACATCAGCATTGAAGTTCCGCTCCGCCTGCATCCCGCTATGATGTTATATTTCTCCACCTAATGTTTCTTTTAATTCTTTAATTTTGGCGGAATCTTCCAGAAAGTTATCCGGAGAATTATCATCATCTTTTTTACCCGCCTTCTTTTTCCATCCGGCGACCAATTTTAATAATCTTGGGTCTGTCTGGTAAATCTTCTTGCCCACGATTTTGGAAATTATCATATCAACCTTTGGCTCTGATGGATATCGAGGAATGATAAAACGTTCTCTGGAGTTTATCCACTCATGTGGCGTTATCATAATGATTTATCAAATTTAGCTTGTAATTGGGGATTAAGTTCCTTTTCCCATATTCTGTCCCAGTAACTCAGCTCTTGCTTCAGCCGGCCCAGAGTTGCCAACGCGTATCTAACGGCATCCATACAATGGTCATTGCCATCTATTGGCTCATTCAATATTTTTCCATTCCTATCCGTCATCCACATATAGTTTCGGTATTCTTTTAGCATATTCGTGCTTTGCTTGGTTATACTTATTGGTTGGTCTTGGATAAGTTGAATAGCCCATTTTTTCCATTTCTTTTCCGGACCGCCCACTTCTCCGCCAAAACCTCCTTTCTTTTTTCTTGCTCCTGTTATATTCACTCCATAAGACGCTATCTCATCTACACTTTTAGGTTCTGAACTATCAGCCATAACTAGAGTTTCAGGTTTTTCCAAGTTATTAAGGAAATCGGCTATTGGTTTATTTTTCATTCCTTTTCTGTATAACCTTTCGTTTAAAATCCATCCGCCATTATAGTAATATACTTCAATAACCGCTGTTTCGTCATTGGAATAACCAAAATCTAATCCTCTTCTTTCTAGTCTTGCCTCGTGCGGTATTTCATCAACTATTTTCCAATTCTTGTAAATCCTTATTTCTTCTGCTTGTGGTTCTCCCAGCCATTTATGTTTATAGAGTCCTGGACGGCTCTTTTTATCATCTTCAATTTCCTTCTTGATAACTTTAGGCATCCAGCCATATTTCTCCGCAATGTCATAGTTTACATTAATTACCAAAGTATTCGGTCTTCCCTCTATGATTAATCTGGTATGAACAGGGTCATCTTCCAGTAATCGGTTATAAGTATAAACAATCTGTGAGTTGTCTTTTCTGACTGTCGGAGTGAGAACTTCTAAACTTTCTTTAGATACTGTCTGGGCTTCTTCTACCCATGCCACGTCAATTCCTTCTGTTGATTTTACATTTTGTTCGTTGTGGTAAAGCCCCTTAAAGATAAAATCTGAGCCGTTTAACTTATTTATTATACTGGTATTTGTTACCTCAAAATCAATTAATTCATATTGTTTTATCAATTCTGCCAACAAGTGATGGGAACTTTCCGCTATTGAATTTTGAAATTCCCTAAAACAAGCAACACGGGTTTTTTCTTTTCTTGCTCTTATCAAAAGGTATCGGGCTACTGTATGAGATTTTAAAGAGAACCTACCGCCATATATTGCCGCCTCTCTCCAGTCTCCATCAAACAATCGTTTGAACTCAACCGGAATTTCTATTGTTTTTTCCATCAATGAATTTGACTAAAACTGGGATTAAATCTTTATCGTCATCTTTACCTGCCACTAAATTCGGCAAAACTCTTGGTGCATATTTCATTAGCAAATCTTTTCTAAACTGTGTCCATTTAGATATTTTTTTTTCTGCCATTCCACTAAAAACTAAAAGTGAATCCATTATTACTTTCATTCGTAATTCTTTTACCTTGTCTTGATTGTATGTTACTTTCCTTGCCATTTGTAAATCTAT